CTTTATGAACGGTTCCAAAATTTATGCTACCTAATGCTAATATGGCATCAAACTCAAAATCTGGGTTATAGTCTAATAATGGAACTTGAACATCAGCCGCTCTACAATATGGATCTAATCCAATCAAGTTGTTAATTTTGCCTTTGAAAAAGTTTTCAGCACAACCAATATCTAAAACTTTGCTAGGAAGTCTAGCATTAACAGTTGGAATTAGACTTAGTCCAGAATGTTTATACTCTTCTAGTTGCGGAGTCCAAATCTCACCAAAATAACGATGTAATACAGCATTGTCAATAAGATTTACAAGGCGAGATATACTTGAAAAGTTTAAATCATCTTTGGGTATGCTAACACCAAATGTATATTTTATAGCTTGATGTAACTTTGGTTTATCAAATAATAGGTGTGGAGAGCTAAATAATAAATTTTCAAGCTCGTTATAAATTTTAATATTCATAATAATATCATAATATAATACTATTATTTATCTAAAGAGCCTTCTCTATCAATGTCTATGGTATAACATCGTATATCTCTTTTTAGTGTATTTTGATGTCTTAATCCAAGATTATGAGCTCTTATATTTTGAACATACATAAAATAATCTCGGCTATCACCAAATATACCACCAACTGTTTTATAAGGCTCATACGTTATGGCGTTATACTCTAGATTATATTGATCCTCTTTATCACAAAGTACTCTCATATATGTATTAATCTTTGAGTCAGGATCAATAGTTAGGTTTATATGATTGTTGTGCCTAGAAGGAGTTAATAATAATCGTGGATTAGTTATCTGGTAATCTTGAAAAGTTTTAGTTCCAGTAACAGAGTGTTTTATAATGTTAGGCGAAAACCGATCATATAAATCTGTCATAATTAAATCTGAGCAAATTGGGTTTGACGATTTTGTTATGCAACCAGACTCTCCTAAAATATTACAAAAATTTATATCATATTTTGATAATAATATTTTTTTAAAATTACTATACCCTTTTTTATTACCTAAAGGTGAACTAATAATTTTTCCGTCATGTTTGAGATATGATGAAGTATGAGTTAAAGGATATTTTTTTAGGGCAGAATTAGAATATATATAAGTTGGCTCAACTTCGTCTTTAAATCTAGGATTATCTTTTGATATGTATAAATCTTTAATTGTTTTTTTATAATACGATTTACGAATCTCGTCCCATTCAGAGTTAATATTTTGAATTTGAGAAAAATTAAATTTTAGATCTTTTAATACTCTGCGTTGAGAATGAGTTTCATATCGATCTAATAAAGAGTTTGATATTTTGGCAAACACATCAAAGTCAAATTCATTTTCATCTACTATGTGATGTATTGTTTTTCCTTGCTCTCCTAACTCGTCAAATACATCTTTCCAATATAACCACTCATACCAACGATTTGGACAATAGGTTTTAGATAGTATAATGTCATCACCATAGCTAAAACACCAATCTCGTATTGTGCTGGGGTTTGGTGGAGCTGATTTAGTTTTATCTCTTACTTCCTCATAATACTTGTTAATATTGGGTCTATATACTTTTACACCTTTACCCTCAAAAAATTTTTGAAGAGCATCTAAATCTTTATTAGTTTCTTTATGGATTTTTATAAGAGTAGGCAGTATATCTTTATCAGAAGGCGATGCAAGTTCCTTTAGGCATTCTGTAGGTAACAGTTTGCCTATAAGAATAGTTTTTAGTTTTGAATACTCGTTATATACACTCATTTTGTTGATTGAAAGGATAAAGTAATACCACCTGGACCTGCTGATAATTCATATGTGTGCCAACGGTTTGAAAGGTTGATATCTAATTTATTAAAACAGTAAATAGAGACATATTTGTCATCGTCTAGTGTATCTACGGCATCAATTGTGTTAGTTGCGTAATCAATGCCAACATTATAAAGATGATTGATTCTCTCAGGATCATCTTTCCAAGGGGAGTCTAATTCTCCAACTGGAATGTGCATAATCATTTGTCATATAATCCTACATTTTCCCACGGATATACAACCCAAACATCATCGTCTGCTTTGTTGACTTCCGTAGCATAATACCTTACCAAGTCAAATTCGCTTGATAGATTTTCAGTTAGTACAGCAAATCTTACATTATGATTCCAAATGTCTTTCCAAGCGGGGTTAGTAGCTAAACAGTTACTTTCCCAATCCTTCATAATCCATTTGAAAGTTCTACCAGTGTCATTGATGTCATCAATGACTAAAATATTTTTGCGTTTCTCAGGAACAGATCCAGTATAGCCAGAATTGGCACTTCCATCCTCAACTACGCCATAGCCAAACGCATCCTCAGCCATAATACAGTTAGATTCGTTTGATTCGTTGCCATTGTTGCGGAAACTAACAAGCAAACTGTCAGCAGGAATATCAAGCATATTGCTAAGGATAGTAGCGGGTACATTTCCGCCACGAGTAATACCTACAATATAATCAGGACGCCAACCGTCAGCATACATTTGATTAGTTATACTGTGGCACATACGCTCAATGTCGTGCCAAGAATACCATAGTTTTTTCATTGTTCCTTTTGTTTTGAATGGTAATCGTCTCTACAAATATGATATAAATCTATAAAATTTTTATAAGCCTTATCTAGCGCAGGATATACTTTACACATATCTTCAATTTCTCCTGTGTGTAACGTCATTCCTGGACTAAATCTAACTTTAGTAAATGTTCCTGGACCATCTAAATAGTCGGTGTATTCATATACTGCCACTGTTAGATCCTCTGGTGGTATGTTAATTTTCATGGTGTTTGCTAATAGTTTCATATAAAGCCTTGCCAGAAAAATATTGGTTTTGTACTTTATCTTTCTGCTCCTTTATATCGAGGAGATATGTAGAGTGGTTCTCCATAAAATCATGGATACGCTCTATAATATCTTCTTTATGCATTTCGTAGCTATCCCAGCTAGATGTCCATTCGCTAGGATATTTGAATTTGTCAATTGCCATCTCACTATAGGATAGCCTATCTGGCACCATAGGAATAGCATTTACAAGAACACCCTCATACCAACTGATACCGAGGGTTTCTTGTAAGTTAGCAGAGAATACAATTTTAGCTTGCCCTAGCAAGTTATGATATTGATGTTTTGTAAGCTCAGTGTCTTGACATACAACAAATTCATACTCAGGCAAACTTTCTTGTAAATCTCTAAAAATATTTACTTGCTTTTCGGGCGCCAGCCTATGCGGAAATAAAATCATATCCTTTTTAGGCATTCCATGGCACCCAAACATAGCAGAGTCTAGATATTCCATGGGCCAACCGACCTTGCGAATACCATTTAGTAACTGTCTATCTATATCAGCTTCGTTCTCCCAAAAAGTAGATACGAATAAGTTTATGTGGAATTGTGTGGCAAAGAAGTTGTCATCATAACATTCATACATTGCCATTTCAGTGTTACGCACCCACGGCTTATTTCCTATAAGTCTGCCGAGGAAATCATGTGGATCGTAACTACCAGCGTGCCATAAGCCACCAATTCGAATGCGAACGCCCAGTAACTCAGCCATGTAACGAAGCTGGAGTACAGTTGGGTTCCACGCATCTGTATATAAGAAATAATCTCCATCATTTATCTTTCCTTCACAAAATAACTCTCCAATGAGCTTTAGTTGTTCGCTTTTATAAACATTAGTTCCACCAAAGTTTAAGAAAGCACCGGGGGTGGTAGATTGTACTACTTCACCCCCACTCACGATTATAGGATCAATCCCTGTCGCATCACGTAACTGAGGCGCTAGATGTTGCTTCCACTGTTTAGTGTAGCGAGTATCTACTGCCTCCAAATCCACGATATAAACAGTCATCTTTGTTCTCTTTTCCGTTTCTTTTCTTGTGTTCTACACCAAGCCATATATCCTTCCCAAACTTTATCGCCTTTTTTGTATAAGGACGCCTCGTGAAAGGGTTTGCCTTCAAAACGGCAATAATCACGGAAAGCATCCAAGTCATCAAAAATTTTGCGAATCAAAGGATCTTTAATAGCCATATAACCTCTTACTCATAATAAATTGAACAACCATTTTCCCCGTCCTCTGATACATCAATAATAACAGAGCGTCCGAGGTATTTTTCTTTAATACACTTATATAAATCATCAGCGATCATCTCACAACTCTTGTAATCGAGTTCGAGAGCTCCAGTGGTGAAGAGTTTCTCACACCATCGCTTGAACTGGATAAATTCTACTTCCCTGTCGTCGTGGAACACTTCTAGTTGAACTTTGAAGTGAAAGATATGACGGTGGGGATGCCCAAGGAAACTTACATCATATTCATCTCCTGTAGCGAGGTTAGGGTCAGTTAGAGCTGCAGGGTAATAGTGAATACCCTCTTTGCGAAAAGTGACCCAAATATATCTTTTAGATTCCATAATATCATCCTATATAATTTATGATATAATATATTTACTTAAATGTCAAGTTAGTGTTAAAAATTTGTCATCAGTATTTTCATCAGCGTTCAATACGCTGTCACTGCTATACTCATGCCAACTAGTAAAGTTCTTTTTGCGGGTTAGCTCATGAAGATGGTGTGTCCATACTCCAGGGTTGGAATGCCCCCAAGTAGTGTCATCAAGTTTTAGCGTAGCATTGTAGCCAAGTTGTGCTAGATATGGCATTTTTACACTAATCATAGGAATAAAGTTTTCATTTTCGCACCAGCCATATTCTAATATAGCTTCAGCATACTTTACATCAAAATCTAGTGCTACAAAGTAATTGTTGTCATCCTCTAAACATCGCTTGATAACAGTATCCCAACGATTCCAATCAGCTTCGTTTTCAGGGTTGAAAGACTGCGTTGTGCCAAAATAGATTTGCCTTACTTTATGCCTCATAGCTTTGTATAAAATATCCTCAACAGGCGGAGTATCTACTACAAATAGCGTATATAATCCATGAGCAATAGTATGCTCTACTTCATTGCCTGTAAAATAAGTAACTTTTTTTCGTTCGCCTGTATCTAGTGCCATTGTATATAACCTCTGCTATATTGTTTATCTCGAACTACACCATCATCAAATGCCGTAGCCCACTCTGTATCACGATTATAACCTTTAGTCCAAAACTTATCAACATTCAATTGCTTCTTACTAATCATGTCCTCAGCCTCATACATACAATCTAAAAACAATGGCGTTCGTGGGCTTGGAAATACCATGGTACATGCCTTCCACAGCAGATTGCTGAAGTCAGTTGTAACAGGTTTTTGTGCCGCAAAAATTACCAAGGCGTTATTGTTTAAGATTGGCTGTGAAAATACATAGTTAGTAGCACTCAAGTCAATAACTACATCATAAGTCCCCTCATATTCAGATTTTAGCTTTTTCTTCCATAGGTGAGGATTGCTGCTTCCTACAACATCAATTTTGAATTTATAATCGTTTTGTCTAAGTTTTGTATAAGCTACCCAAGCAAGGAATCCACTACCTAATAGTAGTAGCTTCTTTCCTCTGCCTTGTCTAGCTAGTAGTTGATCCTTAGCTTGCTCAATTACATTTAGCCCGCAAGCCACTGGTTCTAATATATAGCGTGGGTGTGCTTCGGGGACAGGTACAAACTCCCCGTCACGAACGTTATAATAGTCCGCATACGCAGGTTCTCCACGTGTAGCTACTATATCGTGTGTTTTGACATGCACTACATTTCTACCAACTTCTACTACTTCGCCCAATCCTTCGTGTCCTTGCATATGTAATGGGAGTGGTCCAAACTTGCCGCTCATCATATCAATATCAGATCGGCATACACCTGTCATTAGTGATTTTACACAAATCTCATTATCACTGACAGGAGGCTTTTCCCATTCTACTTCTTCAAACTTTCCTGTGCCATCCGTTGCTAAAAGTCTTACCTTCATAGTAGTCCTAATTTGTTGTGAATGAATAAATCAATATCAAGTTGCCTAATCCAAAACTCGTCATTAGCTATTTGACTTACAGAATCTAAAATCATAGCCCTATATGCATCTTCAGGGCATAGTCCATAATGATACTGTATTGTTGGACCATCCTCAGTGTTGAAGATAATAAGTCTTCTGTCCTCAAGTCCATTAGCCCAGTTAGCAGTAAGTGTCCATTTGTCATTAAAGACAAACCGGCACTCATCATCAACATCATATATTCCTCCAGGATAAATGTCTCCGTATTCAGTTTCTGTAATATTTTCTAGTAGATGGTTCTGTGCTGAGAATCTAACTTGTAGCTTATCAGTTTTCCAGTCAGGATTGAGCGCAATAAAAAAGCTCAATAAGTGTGGCATCAAGTCTCTGCTTACTCCTCCCCATGCACATTTTTTAGTTGTAAACCAACTGCCAGGATGTGGAATACGCATACGGTTTTCCCATACGAAATTTACAGAATTAGCACTCTCAGCAATATCATTGTAATTGATTAGTTCTCTTCTCCACATATTATTTTTTACCATCATAATTCTAGTGGAGCGATAATCATTTAAAAGTCTATGCCACGCTTGAGAAGTTTCCAATCCAGGCTTCTCAACAAACATAACATCTACATTATGATTCTCAAGAATCTCTCTTGCTATCGTTTCGTGTGTAAAGTTAGGAGTGCAAATATGTGCTGTTTGAAATGACATTCTCAACGGCATTTCTGAAACTTCTGTATAGTTGCCTAAATTATTCAAATCAACAGTAACAGTCTCCCAACCTAGTTCTTTGTATATTTTGTAATATAAAGAACCAATACCTAACCCAACAATTAGAGCTCTTTTCATGATGCTTCCTCAAAAAGGTTGTTATAGAAAGTTGTGGCATTTTTCATTTTCTTGCCAGTAAATCCTCTAGTACCTCGAATGCCATCAAGATAGTTTTGATACTCATCATTTAGTGCGTTTGCTTTATCTCTGTCGTCTGTAGCAAAAATATCATTGACGACATCTCTGAATGCTACTACGTCAAACATTTCACGAACTAATACACCAGGAACAATGCCTTTGTCATATTGCCTGTTAGCTTCTTGTACAGCATTTATATGAGTCCATACATTATGTGACATTAGCAAGCAGTATGAGAACGAGTCCCAAGATGTAAATCCAATTTTACCAATTTTGTTTTTATCATTAGGCCCATATACACATACATCTTTAGCAGTCATGCCAATGGATATAGGTGAATCCTCAAATACTTTCCAACATCCTTCTCTTACCCAAGCATCTGCTAATGGTGTAGGATCTGTATGGAATTTTCTATCATCAAATGATGCTTCCATTCTATAACCCCATTTGCCTCTGTCAGGTGTTTCTGTAGCGCAATATACTTGCCCGTTGGCAGTTGCTAAAAATGGACTAGCACAATCAAAAGTAATCATAAAGTTTTCGTTATGATTTTTTCGAATAGCTCTTTGTATGTCTGTTAGCATAAGCGCCCATTCAAGTTTTGATGTGCCTAAAAAGTGCATTACATCCTGTACACCTTTTTCTAATAATCCGTCAAATCGTAACGCAATCAATCTTTTTATAGCTAAATGGATATCGCACATATTTTGCCCACCCATAGCCCAGCCACTGAAGTGATCAGTGTATTGCTTAGGGTCGCAATACTTTTTCATCTGATCATACCATTCGTCTGCTTCTGTATGGTTTTCGCCTTGTAATACGTTTAGGAACTTACACGCACCTGTTTTATTTTTCATAAAATAGTCGTTGTTTACTTGTGTTCCATTTACGCCTTCCTGGAATGTGTTGATTCCGCTAGCAGCTCTTCCTTCAGGTGTTTTACGCACCCATGTTGGTATATCTAGGATCATTCCATAATCCATATACGCATCCATCCAAGTCAATACTAGCTCACGCTTCTTTTTAGCTTTAGGACAGTTAGGATCTTTCCAATCACCTTCCCACACACCTTTACCAATCTGAAATCCTCCAGAGTCACCTAACATCCAAGTATTATCACGATCTCTATTGCGGATCATGTCCTCTTTCTCAGCCTTCTTATTGATGTCTAGAATTGCGTGTCCTGCTGAGTATAAGGACCACTTATACTTGTAAATACCTTCATTTTGATTTAGCCAGTTGAGGCTTTCCATCCCATTAGTCATTGGAGGAATAAATCGTGAAGGATCTACATAATTTATAAATCTTTGTTTACCAATAAATGTAGCATAAAAAGTGCTTAGGGCTGGTAAGAAGTGTGCATAGTCTTTTTGATGTTTAGTTAAGTCAGTATTCATTTTTGTTCATTTAGAAATTTCACTATATCGTATTTAGGTTTGAATCCTAAATTTTCTAATTTTTTAATATTAGCGCAGGTTTGCATTCTTTCATTTGGTGCGTCTAATCTGATGGGAGTGTCTGCGGGTGCTAGGCTTGATACTTGTACAGGTTTGCCAGTACCAATGTCAATAGTGCCGCCATATTGGCTGCCCATTAGTAATTCAATAGCATCTAGCAAATCTTCCATATGTATAAAGTCACGTGAGTGATTTGTAACATATTCTAATTTACCATTTAGCAATTTATCAACAAACATTCCTTTACGGGGCGTTTCATTATATACAGTATGAAATCGCATTCCTAGTGTTCCTCTGTAACGCCCGCCTGCCATTTCCATACAGAATTTGCTAGCAGCATAAGGATTCAAGTCTGGTTCTGCAGCAGAAGAAGAACTCGCATAAAGAATGCGAGTATCAGGACCGTGAACGCTAAATAGCCGTTTGGTGGCTTCAACATTGTTGAGCCAATATGCCGCAGGATCTTTAATACTTTCTCTAACACCGCTCAACCCCGCTAAGTGAATAATCAAATTGAATTTTTCCTTTAGCGAGATAGTATTGATATCATGTCCATCTACTAAATCATAACCAACAATACTGTTGTTTTTCTTTAGTCGATTTACAAGGGCAGTGCCAATATAGCCTCTATGCCCTGTAACAAGAATGTGCATTATTTTGCCTGCGCTGGCAGAATATAATCATATACTGTAAGTCCGCTATTTACGGAAATCTTCATAGCCCCATCATCTGATAGGAACATCTCAATTTTGCCATCCAAGTTTAGAATGGACTGAATTTGTGATACTGGATAAGTCCAAGTATTTTTTAGTGTTTGTCCATCAACACCATGAGACTCAAATACAAACTGTCCAGCGTGTGAAGCAGCATCACCAAATGAGAATACTAGTCCTTCTTTTGTTTTACTAATATTGACGTGTGGCTCCTCAGAGTGTGCTTGCGACATAAGTTTCAATCTAGAGATAGCAGCCGCAGTAGGTTCAAACTCAATACCCCAGTTAGCACCTTTAAATTTTACTGTGCGGAGTTTAGTCTCAATAATAGTTTTATTCATAAAGCGATAATCATTTTCAAAGTCACCTGCTGAATTCTCAAAATGAATATGGCTAGGAAATGTCTCATCATTCCGTGTGTCTGTTACAACCTCAATTTTTGCGTTTTCTTGATACTCTGGATTTTTCAAATGTAAGTTTAGCTTATCAAGATTTGTCATGCCAAACACGCCATCAAACTCTTCTACACGATCCTTTGTTTTAGCATATAGAATAATGCTACGATCATCTGCGATACTGTTGATATTAGTTTCGTCCTCATCAGTAGTGACTTTCAAAAGTCCAAGGCCGAGGGTGTGAGTATGAGACACAATGTCTTGCAAAATATCTTTCATAGTTCTCCTAAAAATGTGTTGATATTATATTTATAGAGTTATACGTCATCTTCTTTATTTAATGGCATAAAAATATAGCTATACAAGCCATACTTTGTTTTTACTGTTAGCATTAGTTTGCCTTCATCTGAGATGCGAAAAGTTTTCTCACCTGCCATTTCTAATACGGCATTAACGTGAGATACATTATATGTCCATTCTTTGTTTAGATAGCCAATTGGTAGTCTATAGCCTTTAGTATCCTCTTTCTTAATTATAACTTGATTTCCAGTTTTTGTCAAGGATCTTTCACTGTTTTGTATTTGCTTAATGTTTGCTTGGCTCACCTCAAAAATAGCTACCTTTTCACCATCATATGTTGTATTAGCAACCGCCTGTGCATTACTATCAACTCTAGCTTTAGCTAAATCCTGTGTTAGCCCAGATGGCGTAGCAGGTGTTGGTAATGTTACTGGATACTCTAGTCCTTCTACAAAGTCTCCTGCGGATGCTATTATTTGAGTCGTACTCATATCAAGAATAGCACTAGGATCTGTAACTGAGGCAGCTACTGTTGTAGGAGATTTAGTTGGGGCTGGAGCAGGCGCTGGATCTTGCTCAGTTACTGCCTTTGTTGCCGGAGGTGGTGGAGGCGCAGGAGGTGGTGGTGGAGGTGTAGGGCGAGGGCGAGGAGCTTTTGTAGCATCAGGCACTCTGTATCCACCAACGCCAATCTTTCTAGATATTAGATAAATGTCACTAGGGTTAGCAAGTCCAACAGTCAATGAATCTGAAAAGAAAGTAGCCAACCATGGATTAGTAGATGATATATTACCAGATACTTTTGCTTGTGATTGGGCCCAAGAGCCATACACCTTAGCAAAAGAAAATTGTTTACCAGGGCCTGTAGTGTTCCACTGCCAATTCCACGGCATATTAACATTTACTTGAACTGCTATATATACTGCTTTAGATTTAGGTATTCCAGATTTATCTAAAAAGTTATAAGGAGCAACATCCCATTTACTGATAGGTTGTCGTTGTAGTTGTAAGGTTCCGTGTGGAACTTTATTCCCAGAAAATATATCCCACATACTTTGTGCCATTTTTGGATTAGCTGGTGAGATAACAGGCCTACTACCTGCTTTGAGATGATAAAATTTTTCTGTTTGAGTGTAGATATTAATTATTCTATAATCAGTAATAGAACTAGAATTTCCATATGATGTGTCTAAATCTCTTACTAAATTAGTTCCCCATTTAGATGAGATTTCGCCTTTGGCTCTGAGCTCAGCCTCGTGTATTATCATATGAATAACTGATGTAGTTTTACTAACATCTTTTCGATCAGCCCTAACACTAATACCGAGAACAGCGCCAATCATGATTTACCCCTGCCTATTGTGTAATCTGTATCTTTTATATAATATGGACCATATATACTATCATGTGATATCTCACAAGTAATACCACCAAATGTAAAAGTATAACTGCCTTCCATTGGAATTGGATTTATATCTACACGATGTGGATTTTTCCTAGTATATGGTTCACGCCTAGGATAGCTTGTAAATATTAGCCCATTGCCGGTATCGTGTCTTGCTTGGCATCGTGCAGTAGTATGGCCCAATTCAATCCAAGGACCATTCCATTCATCGCTTACATAAAATCTATTTTTATCTACAATAGAATGAACATAATATTTTTTATTTGCTTCAAGCCCAGAGGCTGCTGGAGGATTTACAAACTGTATTGGTTGGCGCTCTCTGTACGCAAACCAAAAAGTATCATCAACAAATATATGATGAACATGATGCTTTATAGTAAACTCAAAGTTACAAAATGGCAATTCTAGAGCTTCGCCATTTGGTATATCAGTTATTGTAAATCTTGTTCTAATAAATTTTTCTGTTGGTGATGTAGATCTATTTGATTTGTCAGGATATCTTGCTTTAGGGTTTAGCAAATCCTCAATTGGATCTCCAGTATTTTCATTTAGCAATACAGGCTTTTCAGTATCTAAATATACCTCAACTTCATCTGTTGATATAATTTCTTTGATATAATATTCTTTCTTTGGATCTAATGTAGCTTGTGCCAATGCTTGTGCAGAATCAGGATTATTTTCAAATTGTACTTTCATTCCTGGCACTAGATAATCTATAATATGACGACTATTATAATTTGGATCATTTCTTGTAGCATCATTTATAGGATGTTCCATTTCTAGTGCGTTGTCTTGTATTTCCATCCAAAATTCAAAATCAGCAAATCTAAATGAGTATGGATCGCCATCAGCAGCATCCACAATGCTAAAGGTATTACAATCAACTATTTTATCAATTTTAAATATTTTTCCTCTAGGAATTCCTACTTGTAACAGTGCTTCAGCAGAGTCTGCAGGATTCTCAAATCTTACAGGCATTCCTTCATAAAAACGGCTTGTGTCCTCAGTTTTTAGATAACCACTTTTTGTATCGGGTATTTCATCCCGCTGTTCCCCTAATCCATCAGTTGACGGGCTTACTACTATATACTCTGGTTTGACACCCGTAATGAGCCCTGTGTACCACGCAATAGGCTCTGCTCGTGTAGTAAACTCATATATAATGCGTGGAACATATGTTCCAGAGATTGTAGGCTCAAATAACATTTGTCCTTCTTTAGGATTATCTTCACCAAACTCTACTTCCATCATATATTGATATAATCCAGGAACAGATGAATGATTTCCTATTTGCTTAGTATAAATATCAAACTGCCTAAATTCATCGTATGTTACAGACATATCTTTAAATCTACGAATAGTAGCATCTGACATTTTGAATGTTATATTCCACAATGACTCTGAAAAATCTACCATAGGAAATATTTTAGGCGTAATATCTTTTTTGTGTATTAGAGGAACTTGATCATTAAATGACTTATCATCATTTACAAAATCTATTCTAGATGAAACATATTCTCCATCTTCATTTACACTTGTAATTTTTACATTAGAACCTTTAGCATATTCGTTTAGATTGCGTAACTGTTCCCATAGCTTACCCAAGTTATCCATACCAAAGTCTTTGTTGAATGCACGGATTTTCTCATCTGTTTGTCCTACAAAGTATATGTCTTTTTCAGGTGATACTGCTTCTAAAAATGTATTATCTTGTACTATCTCAATCCTGCCAGCCCAAGCCTTATTGAATCTTATATACTGTGAAGCATTTTGTGATGACGCTAGACGAATTTTATTATTTTCCAATAACTCGTATATATAATATTTAGAGTTCGTGCTTAGTCCTGCTTCAGCTACTATATCTGTATTTGAAGGAAAGTTTTCAAATATTACTTTCATTCCTAAGTCTAAAAATGATGGATCTTTGATTACTACATAACTTCTATTATGTCGTATAGTAAATGAAAAATTAGAATAAGGAACTTCAATAATATCTTTAGTTGTAGGAGTTGTTCCTACTGTAAATTTAGTACAGTAGTCATTACACCATAGTGTATTGACATAATAGATTTTATTAGTGTCTAACTGTGCATTTGTTAGCGATTGTGTAGATCCATCTGGCGAGGTTAGGAACTGAACAGGCATTCCAACTTCTAGCCATGGAGTTAGTTGTGGAGATGTTGTAAGTTGATGTGTTCGAGGATCAATATCTAAAATCTTACCATACAAGTCAGGTATAATTTCAATAGCTTCGTCTTTGATATGATAAAAGTTTAGAAACTCAAAAAATGATGCATACCAAGTATGTTGCAAGATATCTAGTAATTGATTCCTCATTAATCTTTCTTTTCTTGATTAACTTCGATGTATGCTGTTCCATCTTTTTCTTTTAGTGTAAGCCTAACATCTTTAATTTTTCTATATGATTTTTCTATATCAAAACATTTTACATTGATATTTTTAGCGGCTAGCATACTATCGAATGTCATACCTTTGCCAATTAGATTATGGATATCCATATAACCACAATCCATGCCTAATCCGTACATTCCTTCGTCAAAGCCAAATACATCATATAATACATATCTATAAGATCCATTTGCTTTGACATCTCCGTTATGGATTTTTTTGCATACGTGGTAAAACGCTCGCTCCTTGTCTTCATCATCGAGCCCTTCCCAAAACTGCATAGCTTCTCGTTCGTATTGTTCCATAGCCTTTACATAATATTCGCGAACCTTCTCCATCTCTGGAGAGTTTAACACATCTTTCAATGTTTGTTTCTTTTTATCGTCTTTTTTTTCTTTCATATCACCCAAACTCAAATAATGCTTTAAATGTATTGTCCTGTCTAGTGTCAGTCAAATCATATTTTAGAACACCAATTAGATTATCTAATTTACTATCAATAATAGCATTTTCCATAGCCTCATGATCGAACGGCAATGCTTTGAACCAATCTGGTAATCGAAGCTCGTCTGTTGGATATGCTACTGATGTATATCCTAGTGGATTTTGCTTTAGCTTGCATACAATAACTTTCATGCCATCCACAATCTCCATACTGTATTTATCGTGGTTCATAACCCGTAATGTGTTCCAGTTGAGACTTGCTCTAACGTGCCCTGGCAAGTTAGCTTTACCCTGCTTCTCTTCCAATGCTCTAAAGTGTCCAATTTTATTAGCTCGCTTGGGAGATCCTTTTTCCCAGCCCGGACGCTCTTTAAATTGTATTCTAAATTGCGTAATGCGTTGTAGAATAGATTCTTCAGATTCTTCCTTTAGCACCATCATTAGAATTTCCATCAAAAACTCTTGCATAAAGACAGGAGTATCTGATCGACGCAAATCCAAGCCCATAGCTTTGATTTTTCCATCTTTGCCATCTACGTCCTTGCGATCACCTTCTAAGTCATACACTAGGGCAGCATAACGTTTCTTAGTAATGTATAAGCCTGACTCAGCAACAATCTCACGCCCAGCAGCAATAACATCAGAACGGCTAGCTGGACAGTGAAAAGCGTCCCGCATAAAATCTGTAAAAGTAGTATTTGTTGCTTCAGCCACCTGATCGTATAGTGTAATGACTGTGTCTTTGTCCCACGGGATTTTTCCATCTTTGATATCATCCTTTAGTGTATTATACGCCGAAAAATATACAGAGTCAGTATCACCATATATTACAGCATCGCCTGTGTGATCATACTTTCCTGTAATAGTTTTATTGACTTCTGCGGACATATGCTTTACAATAGCTCTACCCGTAAGTGTAGTGGATTGCCCAATACGCTTGTCAAAAAATCTACAGCCAGCATTTAGAATAGCACCATACAGAGAGTTTAGATTAATTTTCTTTACTAGCTGCCGTTTATCCCAAAATGCTATCTCAAGCTCGTTACCAGCCTCAATAGCTTTTTTCTTCATAGCTTGGAGTTCTTTACGTTCAGCATACCAACGTTTCAAAATACCAGGAATGACACCTTCAAATTCTGTTGTAAATATTGTGCCATTCGCAGATAGCATCCATGGAGTATGTGAATTGAATATAAGTTCATATACTTCAGCAGCAGACAATACTTCTGTCTCGCCATTTTCAAAATCAATAGTAATCATTATATCACGCCGTTGCTGCATTACTGCCTCATACTCTAGCGTGCCAAACATTCCTTCCCACGCACCAGCAAAAGACTTCTTTTCAAGCTCCTGCGCCTCTTTGAGCATTTCATCAGTAGCCTCTGGGCGTAGCTGTCCTACAATAGTTTCAGGTGCCATGTTGAGGGATCTAATAACACTAGGATACAGAGAGTTCAAGTCCATTGAACCAATCCATTTGTGTAGCCCTTTCTTTGGAAATGCTACATATGCTCCTGCTGCCTGCGTAGCACCTTCTACCATAGGCGGGCGATTAGGAACTCTCAATCCTCTGTGATGTGCTTCATTGATAATAGCTTGCTCAATAACTGCTACCGCTCCCATTGTTGTTTGTAGCAATACAGTATTGGCGTGAGCTAGAATATTGCTGAGGTCGATAAACTTTAGCTTTTTGTCCAGTTTATCTAGCAGAGCTACGTCCTGCCGATTGTATTCTATAAACGTGCGAAAATCGTTGTTATATAGCTGGTCCAGCGTACCTTCGTATACCGTTTTGTTTTCCCCAACCTCTAGCTCGCCAATTGCATCTAATCTGTAGCTGTGACGCTCCTCATATGTATATTTACGATATAAATCTAGCGAGTCTAAATGCACACGTCCTACTAGATCATATGTTTCTGCTTTTTTGCCATATCTTTCGAACTCTCGTTTCTTTGGCAATTGTTTCCATAAACAGAAACGCCTTGTATCGTTTTTACTGAGAACACGACTTACACGATTTACAGTATATGGGATATCATAACCCTCTGAGTTCCATCCGCTCAATATGTCTGCGTCATCGATCAAATCTAGAAATGTGTCTAGCATTTCCTTCTCAGTTTCAAATAACATAACGGATTTGCCCCATTGCGCCATTTGTTCCCTAGCTTGCTCAATAGGTAGTCCTTTAGGAGGAACTGCTAGTGTAATAAGTGCTTCAAGCCATTGTAAATGAACTGTAATAGCAGTAATAGGCATAAATGGATCAGACGGATTAGCAAATCCACGTTCTGGATCAAAATCAGTCTCAATATCCCAAAATGCTATGTTCAGCTTTGGAGCTTCTAAGTTTAGATAGTTCTCACTAAGACATTGGAACACGGGATTGATGTCAGCCTCAAATAGACGGCTATTTTGATACATGGCTTTCTCCCTACGAAAATCTTTTGTACTTTTGCAAGTAATTCTAGTAAGGGGATCTCCATAGACAGATTTATGCTTGCCTTTTTTATCCTCTACATAAAAAGTATATTTTACGGGATATTCAATATATTTGCGTTCGCCTTCCACACGTTCTACAATGCGGATGATATCAGCTTCCTTATCAAAGAAGCCGTCTATGTAACTCATTAGTTATCCTTGCCAACAGTTGCTACCAATGTCTCCAAATCTTCAAATTCGTCTGCTACTTTATGCCATTCGGCTTTGTGTGCGATTTTAATAGCTTTTGTAATAAGCGAGGGTTTGATGTTCAATTCCTCTGCTACTGCTTTGACTGTATCTCGCAAGCCTTCTTGTAAGTCTTGCACTTCTTGCATTACAATCATTCCTTCATTTACTAATCGTTCTAGTTTTGCTTTTTCGTCAATGCCATATACGCGATTGCTCATAATACTCCTATAAGATGTGTTATATTTTTAATTATATACGAAAAAAGTGAAAATGTCAAGTGCCGCCCGAGAGCGGCAAATTTTTATCATCCGCCTGTTCGTTGCTTCTGAAAATAGTTAGCTGCCGCAGTCTTGCTAGGAACTTTTCCTCTTCCTCCTGATCTTTGCTGTTGGAAATAATTCTTTTGCTGTGAGGTAGCTTGTTTTGGTACTGCGCCACCTGTTCTTTGCTTTTGGAAATAGTTTGCTTGATCATTTGTAGCTGGTGGAACATAACCTGTGGGAGCTAGTTGTGGACCAAACTCT